CACATACAAGCTATCGCCGGCCGAATTGTTAGACACCTGGATCCCGATAGCCGACAGCGCTCCACTTGCAGGAGAGATGAAAGGAAAGGCACAAGGCTTGGTGAAGACGGTCACGTTTTTGTTGGTATTCACTGAACCATTCCAAGCCGGGGTATTTCCGACATCATACTGATCTGCTCCGGTTGATCCGATTAATGGCAGCATCTCTGCGAACCCCCCGCCTCCACCAGCTTCCAGGAGCCCCGTCCATTCACCAGCTACTGCCAGGCGCGCCAGATTGACGATGATGAGGTCTACCATCTCCTGCTCGTTCATGTCCTCAATCGAGATGGGATCCCCGACTCCCTGGACTTGATCGAACGTTACATTATCCAGGTCGAGGTTCTGTAGTAGTGGAAAGACCCTCTTGGAAGGTTTACGATCCTCAGCTCTCATCCTAACAGACCGTCCCATTCCTGTTTGACCGATAGCCTGGCAAAGTTTACGATAATTAAACGAATCATTTCTTCTCGATTCAATGCCTCAATGGTGATTGGATCGCCGACGCCCTGCACATCGGAGAATTGTATTTGCGTTGCCTGGTCGCCAGCCTCAAGAGTCTTCGTCTTCAACAGCTTGTACACGCGTGGGGATTCCCCTGGGGCATCTGGAAGTGGCATTCTATCACTTCAATTGCTTTGCCCTAGACTTGCAGATCCGTTCGATAGTGTCTAGATCCTTGGTGCTGATGAATCCTCGAAGAAAGAGTTTCTTTGATTTGGCCTCGATCTCGCCGAGTCGTCGGCGTCCTGCAGCCTTGGTGAGTCTTGCCATCTCCATCACCTTCAGGAGTTCGTCAAGAATTGAGCCTTATAGTTCAGAGCGATGCTGACACTCGCTGGAGAGTAACTGGGTTGCTGGACTATGGGGCTACCAGCCGCACATGATCCGATGACGTTACCCAGGGCGTCGACGACGAAGAAGCCCTGCGTCTCAATCTTCGCAGCGTCGACAGATGATCCGAACCACTTGACGATCCGGTCTCCCTGGAGTGTGTCTCCGATCGAGTTGCCGGTCTGGAGATCCACCAGTTCGTTGGTTGCGCCACCCGTTGGGGTGACGGTGAAGATCCTCGAAACGCCTCGGGCGGTGTAGACAGCCATCGAGGCTTCTCGATCTGCTGCTGTATTGTTCATCACCTTGACGATGTCGCCAGCCTTGAGTGTGTAGGGTTGGCAGAGACTGGGTGATCCATCGGTGACAGCACCTTTGACAGACCAGGGAACGATTGCAGCCACGAGTCCCTGCGAGAGAATGTAGCAGTAGCCGACGCCGTTGTCGCAAGATACTAGGCCAGACACTACTGTCTTGCCTGGCGCGAAGTCCCCGACGTTCTGTGCCGCGACTGTGTAGGCGGTATCTGTGGTCAGGGAAGTCTCAGTTCCCTCAACCGTGTCGAGTTTCAGGGGAATGTTAGTTCCGTCTGCGCAAACGAGGTTTCCAGTGACTGTGTTTGTTGCCATAGGATCACAACCTCACTCCAAGACCCAGGGGCTTGATGAGCTTGTTCGCTTCTCTGAATGGTTTTGCCATAGTCTTCCTGAAGATCTTCGCTCCTGCATTGAAGGTGATGGCACCTATTGCCATTGGGACAGCATTGGATCTCGCGTTCTGCATGATGGTATTCATAGCTAGAGAAGGCTCGTTTAGGATGTCGCCCAGGGAAATGACCCCGGCGCCTGACAGCGTCATCGAAGTGACACCAAGGCCAGCATCCGCGACGGACTTGTATCCCAGGTCTGTAGATCCAGTGATGACTCCGTAGGGTGATGTACCCATTGTGCCTTCTGTTAGGATCGCCAGATTCCCATAGCCTACCGCCATGTTGTACAAACTGATCGTCTTTGGGCTTCTTCGGCGTGATTTCTTGGCTCGGCGACGTGGCATATCCCGAGTGTTACAAAAACTCGCTAATAAATATCACTCTAGATCTTCGAAACCCTTGGCAAAGGTTCCGTCGGGTCCCCTGGCTGCAGCTTGGATCTCAATGGCGCCCACTTTGTTGCTTGCATACGCCTGGATCATCTGCGCAATCGCAGCTTGCACAGGGTTCACCGGATCGAACCCGCCCAGGACACCATCACCGAGCTGATCCATCGTCGCTTTGATGGCGAGAGCCAGAGTGGAGTCTAATTCTTGGACGGCTTCCTCGAGTTCTCGTCTGATCCAGAGAGCTAGGGCAGCGGAAGCAAGCAAATTCAACGCTGAAAGGCCGATTAAGATGGTTATTGGGTCTACCATGTCCACCAACCGGGCGTCCTCCGTCCATAATACTACCCTAATCCCCTTAAATCACCCGTTTGAGCCTAACCCATCCCTGCGTCTAGGAGGCCACGCCGCACCGAACGTCCGAACCGGGGGTCGTTGACCTTTGATTGTATCGCGTTCGTGTTCAGGAGTTATTAATAACTAACACCTCTCCGCTGAGTACGGAGGGCAGTCAGATGGTACATCCCAGTTCCCGGATCAGGCTGCCTTCCAACGGGTGATAAAATGATTGATGGAGAAGCAAACTTAACCGACATATACGCTGCCTTGGACGCGATGACAGACGAGATACGGGGGATGAGGAGATACACTAGCGAGCTGTGTGGGTACCTCCGTGACTTCATCCTCATGGATATAGCCAGGAGGAATGAGTAATGCCCTTGAGTGACTGCCAGTGCGGTGACTGGGCGGACTTCGAGTGGATGGAGCTTAGGTTAGATGGAGACAAAGTTTTCTGGACAGTCAATTGTCTACGGTGTGAGGCTATGGGGAGATTCATGGGCGAAGTAATCAATCAGCGATCTCGGGGTGAGTGAATGTCGGCAATCGAGCGACAAATGCGGTTGCTCTTGTCCGCAATTCAAAACTCCATTGATGAGGACCCGAATGTGGATCATATCGAAATGCCGGAGATACACCAATGGTTGGCCGACATCCTTGTAATGTCCGAGGATGATTGAATGCCTGGCATCAACGCGAACCTTTCTCAAGCTGCATTCGACATCTGGGACCGCATCCCGAAGAAGGAGAGAAAGTCTCCGATGGGGGCGAAAGGTGCAGAGGGCCGATCCGCCTGGCTATCCTCCGTCATCATCAAGAACGAAGGATGGTCAGTTCGGTACAACGAGCTGCTTGATACCAAGATAGAGCTTGAGAAGTTGGTCCGAACGGCAGAGGCAACGATAGCCGATCTACAGAGGAGGATTCACGAATGAATAGACGAGATATGAAGAAACAAATTTATCGAGCCGTGGCCACTTTTCTCAATCAAGGAAATAGAGAATGGTCTTCGATTCCTAGTCTCTTTGCAGATATTGAGTTGAATGTCTTCCGTTCTCCTGCAGCGCCGACCCGATCCGAAGAGGAAAGACTGCAAAATGTGTTACATGAAATCCGCATGGAATTCTATTCAAGGGGCGGGATTAAATGAACAGAAAATTGTCCATAATTTTGAAAAAGTGCCTTTCCAGCCCCTATTGAGGGGTGAAAAGTGGACTTTTCCTGGCTGTTCAAGGTAGATTGACACCGAATGCCTGGGCCCAAAGTTGCGCCACACTCGTGTATGCCTGGCCAGTTGCAGGATTGACTCCTGCTTGCTGTTGGTAGAGTGTAGCTGTCTCTTGGATGGCTGCCTCTTGGGCTGCAGTTAGAGGAGCTCTCTCGAACAGTCCTCTGAAGAAGTTCCAGAGTCCAGGGCCAAACTCATCTTTGTTCGCAGCCCACCAGGTGCGGACGTCGGCTATGAGGTCATTGAGATCGTTGGGAGTACCGAAGAGGATCTCTTTGCCGGTCGCGATCTCTACCAGGGTGATGCCCAGGTAGACGTTCTGAAACGAAAGAGCCTGGTCTACTGCCTCGGACAGCTTGTCAATCTGGTACGCGCCAACCAGGGAGTCGAACATCTCGCGTTCCTTGTCCTGGAGACTGAGGCGAAACTCGACCACCTGGTCCGGCTTGCGCTTGCTCATCAAAGCACCCCGACGATTGAATCCCAGAGGCTCTGGCCTAGGCCCATGCCCAGGATCCAACCGAGGAGGAATGCCATTCCGTTCTTCTGGAAGATGTCTCGAGCCTTCTCTGTGAGGTCACTCATCAGGCATCACCGGCCAGTTGTCTGCGGCAGTATTGGCATCTGGATGTTCTGTAATATCTCTGAGTGCCTGGCGGTACTCTTTCCAAGGGTTCGGCAGTGTAACATCCTTGAGAGCTCGCCAGTCTGAGCCGGCTAGAGCTTGGTCTCTCTCGGCACGGACATGCTCCCATGTGACATCATGAAATCCAGAATCAATCAATTCTTCACCGTGATATGTTCTCCATTCTCTCTGGATCATACTCTCAGCCTCCTTCAAAATTTCAGCCCTATTAGCGGTCGGTCTTCGCTCTCGAGTTTATTGGGGGTAAATGTTGAGGGCGGCACTGCATAAGTTCCCTCACTGTCGTCCGTTATGCAAAAGTGTCTTGTTGCCAGGACGGCCGTAATTCCTATGGCGGGCAAATACTGGTAGGCGTTGGCTGTTATCCACGCGCTGGAAGACTGGTCAAGACCCACTGAAAACCAATATTGCTGGCCTGCGGTTAATGTGATTGTATCTGAGAGCGAGGTCTGGTAAATTTCTCCTGTAGATCCGAGTGATATTGTCGCATATCCCAAGAGTGTTTCAGGAAGGTAATTACTGTCCTGGGAATAAATCCCAACGTACAAGCTATCGCCGGCCGAATTGTTAGACACCTGGATCCCGATAGCCGACAGCGCTCCACTTGCAGGAGAGATGAAAGGAAAGGCACAAGGCTTGGTGAAGACGGTCACGTTTTTG